CAGTCTTTGCCTGTTTTGATGTTTTCAAGGGTTGGGACGCTTTTACCAAAAGACGAAAAAATTGCTTCATAAGGATTTTTAATATGAATACGAAGGATGGTCAACTTGTCACTAAGGGATACTTACCTAAAGTTATGCGGGCAAGAAGCTATGAGACCGGCTTATGTTATAACCATCTGCAAAGAAGCACTAAAAGAAGTGGAATAAGCGCGTCCGGTAAGCTCCATTCGGGATTTGGAATCGCTGACAGACCGATTGTGCAACGTCTGTCTTCCATAATTATTCAATATACTGCATAATTAATCACAGAAAACATTCACAATACTCGATAAGAACTACCGCTGAAAAACTTTCAATCTGAACTCCCCTGTACCGTTTGTGGACTCTCTCTTCCCGGGATGGTTGCCTACCATCACGTCTACACTCGCAAGGCTTACCCTGAGCACACTGAGGAGAACTGGAACTTAATGCCCCTGTGCTCGCATCATCACGTTGAAACGCACCGGATCGGGACAGTCTCATTCTCTCGGAAGTATCCGCAAGCGCACAACTGGCTGATAAGGAAAGGATGGGAGTTGCACTCCGGGAAATGGATTTATCCGCATCCGGGATCGGAATAAATAATCTCCGGGATAACCTCGTTGTCTGGCGTGCCAAGCTCCGCAGGATGCTCAACTACTACAAGAAGAAATCAGACAGCGAAGACCTTGCGCTTGTCCTGTGCTCATTCCCGTCGACCTCTGTTTATATTTACAGCGCAACACAACTCACGTTTGAGCAGTGGCTAATGGAAGCTGAGACAATCATGAGTCAATGCTATCAAGCGGGATATCAGTACAAGGGGATGCTATGAAAACCCGTTGCTGACTAATTCCTAGACAGCCATTGTAATCTTTTCAACTCTTCACCTTGGTGCGTGTTGTTGGGTTATTATGCTCTCAGGACATTAACCGCCGGGAGGCAATATGAACACCAGAGCAATAGCAAACAACGGAAAGCCAACAATCGACGAAGGAAACGAGCATTTTATTTGGTCTTATAATGAATCAACTAAACAGGAAAATTTGCAAATAGCTACTCTTTACCTGTGCGACTCCTGCGGCACACCTTCGACAGTGAACTCGGTTTGGGTTCTAGTGGGTTATCAATTTCCAATAGGAGTTGGAGCTGCACTTAAACAAGCTAATGAAATAAAAGAAAAATTCGGTCTTTTAACCGAACTTGGAGCTAACGAAGATGGCGATGGTTTTTGCGAGAAATGCTATAAATGAAATATATGATATTACTTATTTTGCTTTCCTGCGGGAAGAGTGAGAAGAGATGCGTTTCAATAGAAGAAGCGCGTCTTCGATGCAAGGCCGATGTTGTCCGAGACTACTGGCCGGGAACAGCACCCGAGTCACTCATGAAACAGTGCGAGTACTACTACCCCGTAGAAGCATGTTATTGACTCCCGATGTAAACACACTTTAAACTGAGGTTAAGAGTCGGTGACTCGAAACATTTAACTCAGTGAGTAACTTGTGGAAGAAATCGGCGCAATAAGCGCATTGCTATCAGCAATTAAAACTCGTGTTGATGGCTCAGTCAGCATCACCCTCGAAGCAAATCCATCAGAGATCGAAGTGATAAACAAATTGTTGCAGTGCTACCTGATCGACAAGCGCTTGTTCACTGTCGCGTTCATTAGGACTGACAATGAGTAAGATGGGAAGACCTCACGGATACGATCCGAAGCACGTAACCGAGATGCTAGAGTTCTTTCAGAACTGGGAAGAGTTCCGAGAAGTCGAAAAAACTGTCATTGTCGGTGGTCGGGTAACAAAGATCAAGGAAAGACTCGCAAACTATCCTCCGACTCTGAACAAGTACGCCATCAAGCTTGGCATTGACCGCCACACACTGAAGAGATGGGCCGAAGAAAATCCTGACTTTTATGCCACATATAAAGCTTGCAAGATAATCCAGGAGGAATGGCTCTCCGATCGTGCGACCACAGGAGAGTATCACGCAGGGTTCACTAAGCTCATGCTGGTGAATCATTCGGACATCAAGGATAGGGTTACTCACGAAGTGCATGATGCAGCGATAAAAATAAATATCGACTCAAGCGACAGCAATTTATGAGCGAGTCATGGAAAGCGTTGGACGGGTTTGATTATGAAATATCAAGCAATGGCAGAGTAAGGCATTTTAAAAACGGCTTAAAGAAATTAAGCGTTCATAGAAATGGATACTCCTCGGTTTCGCTATGGAAAAATGGCAAAGAAAAAAGAGAGCTTATCCACAGGCTTGTTGCAAAAAAATTTCTCGGCAATATTGATGGAATGGAAATTAATCATAAAGATTTTAATAAACTCAATAACAGAGTTGAAAATTTAGAAATTGTAACCAAAAAGCAAAACACTATTCACGCAAAACACGGGAAAAGATTTACTGGAAATAGAAATGTTTCAGGGTCAAAGAATCCTGCATCAAAAATAGATGAGGAACAAGTAAGAAAAATAAGAGCCATGAAAGATTCCGGCGCAAGATATAAAGAAATTATAGAGCAATTTGGTATTAAGAAATCACAGCTATGGAACATAATTTCTGGAAAATCATGGAAGAATGCATAAGTTTACAAAAACAGAAAAACAAAATCAGGCGATAAAAAAACTCTCTGGCATAGCAAGACACATCATGCTTTACGGAGGATCAAGGTCAGGAAAAACATTTATTTCTGTTTACGCAATAATAGTCAGAGCATGCAAAGTAAAATCAAGGCACGCTATCCTTCGCCTAAATTTCAACCACATCAAAACATCTATATGGCTTGATACTCTTCCTAAGGTTTTAAAAATTGCCTTTCCTGATCTTTCTGTTGAATGGAACAAAACAGACTACTACATAACATTTCCAAATGGGTCAGAGATATGGATCGCTGGCCTTGATGATGAAAAGAGAGTTGAAAAGATTCTTGGTAAGGAATACTCAACAATTTACTTTAACGAGTGTTCGCAGATTCCATACAAGTCTATTCAGATTGCTCTTACAAGACTTGCAGAAAAGAATGAATTAAGAAAGAAAGCATACTACGATGAGAACCCACCATCAAAAAAACATTGGTCTTATTGGCTGTTTATAAAAAAGCTTGATCCAATAGACAACGTTCCCGTCGAAGATGATAAGTACGAATCAATTTTAATGAATCCTGGAGACAATCTACAGAATATTGACGAAGAGTACATTTCCGAAGTGCTAAACAATCTTTCAGAAGCACAAAAGAAAAGGTTCAGGGATGGCGAATTCGCCTCGGACGATGACGGAGTTGCTTACTATTCTTTCGACAGGGAAAAGCACGTTCAACAGATAGAAAACAAATTACTACTTGGACAAAGGCTTGTCGGAATGGATTTTAACGTCCAGCCCATGACTGCCGTTGTCGCTCATTACACAAGTGGCAGGTTTTATATTTTCCAGGAAGTGTTTTTAGAGAACTCGGATACATTTAAAATGTCAGATTTCCTTATTAAAAACGGACATAAGGGAGCCAGCATTTATCCAGATTCAACCGGGAAGAACAGAAAGACATCGGGGAAATCCGATCATCACATTTTACAAGAGTCAGGCTTTAGGGTTCAATATACAAGAAACCCAATGGTTATTGATAGGGTTAATAATATAAACAGACTCCTCATGGACGGTAAGATTATTATTTCTCCTAACTGCAAAAAACTAATAAACGACTTGGAAAAGGTTTCCTGGAAAGATGGTCAACTCGATCAAAAGTCGGACAAGATGCTTACCCACATATCGGATGCGCTCGGTTATTTATGTTGGGCGATCGAACCGCTATTAGAAAAACAACCAGAATCTAAATTTACTCAACTATAGGATCAATATGCTCAAGCAAAGAAGAAAGGAAATCATCGACTACGTTAAGGACAATGCTTCGTTCCTGAGAACCAACACAGAGGCACTCGACATTTACGAGGGAAATCTTCGCCCATACGTTGATGACATTCTCCGCAAGAGTCTTTCTCCTACCTATTACGGATCAATCAAGGACAGGATTCTCCCGATCAACATTCTTCAACGTTTCGTCGATAAGGTTGCTACAACATATGCCAAGCCGCCAATCAGACACAGCGACGACGCACGAACGCAGGACTTCGTTGAGTATTACGATAAAGCACTTGCGATCAATAACTCAGGAAACCTTGCCGACGCATACTCGCACCTATTCAAGGGTTTTGCGTGGGAACCGTACATCAACAAGAACGGTAAACCTGCGCTGAGAGAGCTTCCATTCAACTCATTCCTTGTTATGTCCGATTCAATGGTCAACCCGGAGGAGGAGACAATCTTCATCAAGCTCATGGGTAAGCGTGGACAAGATGAAGACTCAATGCTTCTCTTTGTTTACACCGATCAGGAGTTTGATGCGTTCTACATGAACGGACAAGAAGCTTCTCAATATCTTATTGAGAACGAGGGAGTGAACGTCATCGGAACTATTCCGTTCGTGTACGGTAAGCGACAGAAGAACAGGCTAATGCCAGTGCTCGACACTGATATGCTTGCGATCACGAAGTCTATTCCTTGCATGTTGACAGATGCTTCCGGTGCTCAAATGTACCAAGCGTTCTCGATCATCTATGGCATTGATGTTTCAGCTGAGAATCTCAAAATGTCGCCCAACGCATTGTGGTCTATCAAGTCGGATCGCGAGAGTGACAAGAATCCTCAACTCGGTGTTCTCACACCAAGTGCTGACACTGATAAGGTGCTATCGTTCATCACAACCACGTTCACGCTCTGGCTTGAGACGAAGGGTGTTCGCACTGGCTCAACCGGATCACTCTCTGGTTCAAATCTTTCATCTGGGATCGCTAAGATCATTGATGAAATGGACGTATGGGAACTAAAGAAGAAGTCACAAGCATGGTTCAAGCAAGACGAAGAAGAACTCTGGAACGTGAAACTTCCTAAGATTCACAA